TTACAAATAGGAACAACATGATAGTATGGGGAATAACCGGTAACAATCACGATGCCAGTTTGGCAGTGATGGAATACCATGTAAAAGGTTTAACTGATAGGTACGGGCTATATCTACATTGGGCAGGCAAAAGTTCTGACTTCAGTGGCATACCTGGAGATCCAAATCTATGTCCAGAGATGCTGGCTCATGTTAGAACCAATGCGAGATGGGCTCACCCAGCCAAAGTGATATGGTACGAAAAACCTTTCAAAAAAACCATGCGTCAATTGTTAGCAGGGCAAGGTTTAAAATTTAAAGAAAATGATGTGACTAAATTCTTACAACGTCAAGGCATTCACGTGCCTGTTGAATACATAGATCATCATCACAGTCATGCGGCTTATGGATACTACACATCTCCATATCGAGATGCCGCAGTTGTTGTGCTGGATTCTATAGGTGAATTTGAAACTTTTACTATTTGGCACGGTCACGGAGAAACATTAGAAAAAAAATATTCTCAAAGATATCCACACAGCATTGGACTATTTTATTCAGCAATGACACAGCGTTGTGGTTTCAAAGCAAACGCAGAAGAATACAAATTGGAACAACTGTCACAAAAAGGCAAATGGAGAAAGCATTACAGATTGATGATGGAAGAAATTATCAAAACCAGGATGCCTTTCAAGACACGAGTTAATCTACACAGAGGTTGTAATTGGTGGAGACCAGAATTGAATACTGAAGAAGACATGGCAGATTTAGCGGCGACCACACAACACATATTTGAACAGGTGTTGATGTGTGCCAGTTCATGGATACAGATGAATATCAAAACCAATAACATTGTTTTGGTAGGAGGTTGTGCTTTGAATCGAACTGCTAGAACAAAATTACAATCTGTTTGGGATGACATATGGGTTCCTAAAAATCCTGGAGATCCTGGATCTTGTGTGGGTGCTGTGTGTGCCAAATACAACAAGCACATTGACAATTCAGACAAAATGTGGTATAATAACAACAATGGCTAAACAAAACAAGGACTATGGATATGAGATACAAAAACTGTATCTCGAAATGATGATGAGTGACGCAGAAACTTTTGTGCGTTGCCAATCCATATTCGATTACACTCTATTCGATAGAAAACTTCAAAACACAGCAGACTTTGTGAACAAATATGTGGCACAGTACAATGCTTTGCCAACATATGATATTGTGAATAAATCTTGTGATGTTGATTTAAAACCAACAGAAAATTTAACAGAAGAACACTTTACTTGGTTGTTGGATGACTTCGAAACATTTGTGCGACACAAGAGTTTAGAAAGAGCAATATTAAAATCTGCTGATATGTTGGAAAAAGGTGAATACGGTCCGGTTGAAGACTTGGTCAAAAAGGCAGTACAAATTGGATTACACAAAGACATAGGAACAGATTATTTTGATGACCCCAAAGCAAGACTGATGGGACTGAAAAACCAAAATGGTCAAGTCAGCACAGGATGGACCACACTGGATAAGAAACTGTTTGGTGGATTCAACAAAGGTGAATTGAATATATTTGCTGGTGGATCGGGTGCTGGTAAAAGTTTATTTCTTGCCAACTTAGGATGTAATTGGGTACTGAATGGATTGAATGTGGCGTATGTATCATTTGAATTGAGTGAAGCACTGGTATCGATGAGATTAGATTCCATGCTGACAGATATTCCTACAAGAGAAATTTTTAAAGATTTAGATGGTGTAGAAATGAAAGTGAAACTGTTAGGAAAGAAGTCCGGTAAGTTTCAAATCAAATATATGGCAAGTGGTAAGAATGCCAATGACTTGAGAAGTTACATCAAAGAATATGAAATCAAAACAGGCACAAAACTAGATGTGATACTGGTAGACTATCTGGATCTTATGATGCCAATCAGTAGAAAAGTTTCTCCAAGTGACTTGTTTGTGAAAGACAAATTTGTTTCAGAAGAATTAAGAAACTTATCAATGGAATTGAATGTGATCTTTGTTACAGCATCACAGTTGAACAGAGGTGCTGTAGAAGAAATAGAATTTGATCATTCGCACATATCTGGTGGTTTAAGTAAAATACAAACTGCTGACAATGTGTTTGGTATATTCACATCAAGAGCAATGAGAGAACGTGGCAGATATCAAATACAACTTATGAAAACAAGATCATCCAGCGGAGTTGGTCAAAAGATTGATTTGGAATTTGATGTGGACAGTTTGAGAATAAGAGACCTAGCAGAAGATTCTGAATATCAAGAGTTTGATAAACGTAAGAGTACAATATATAATTCATTAAAGAAAACTTCCACAGTAACTGAAAACGATGCTGAAGAACCAAAAGAACTGAAGGCTCCTGACCCAACAAAAGGAGATACTGTTGGTCGTATTGACGCAGGCAACACTGATCAAACCAAATTGAGGGACTTTTTAAAGAACCTCGATGATGAATAATTACCAAAATTAAAATCGCATACGTTCAGTCATAAAGACGGAGACATCATAGTGGGCAGAGGCAAAGTGCGACATCACAACAATTCAGACTATGTGGAATGTCAGGATGTGGAACTGCTTTCGTTCCAGCAATGGCTGGCGGACAGCAAAAATTCCGCGAAGCGGTAACGCAGAAATTTAGATCCGCGAAGCGGTAAGCATAGCGAAATCGGTAAGCAGGTTTTTTATATGATTTTTCTTTTGGCGCCTTTGCGTTTGACGTCTAGTGTGCTACAATGTATTCCACCGTCCCAAAACAAATAGTGTCTTTGTGGCACAACGTGGCAGTCTATGTGCAAGGACTTCAGTTTGGCAAACAGTTTGGGTATGTGTCTAGCAAACACAATGTTGTGTCTGTCTATGATCAACACATTGAGATCAAAGCACACTTCTTGATTGTAACCTCTCCAGTTGTCCAAGTATTTGTTTACCCAGTCAATGTCCATTCGATTTTTGGCTTCTGCATAATCTTGTACAAATCTATCCATTTTTAATTCAGGCAAACAGTCACTCACATCTATCAATTGTTTGGTGTGTAAGCATTCTGGAACCCATTCCATGCCTGCGTGTATCACTGTGTCATCGTCTATCATGATGAAGCCGTGGTCAATGTGACCAAAGCCTTTGCAACGTGAGGCAGTGTTGTTGACAAATCGATACTCCGGCAACTCTCTTCTGCACCATTCCAAACCCGAGGCTGAACCCGGACCTTCATGATTCACAATGATGGCATCACCTGCTTTGAACATAGTGGCAGTGTGCCACAACACTCTGTCCATCAATCGGTCTTTGTAGGTTCTATCATTCACAAACCAATCATCTTCAGTGTTTAAATTTTCAAGCATGGGTGCGGGTTGGCTGATCCAACGGTATCCTTGTTGAAACATGGATTCAAATATTTTGTAGTAACTGATGGCATCAAAGTATCTGTCTGTGTAACTGGTGTAAGTCTGTAAGATTGTGCGGCCCATCACCAACAGTGCGTCTCTGGGCACAATGGGTGCTATGGGAAACTGCACATCAAACTCAGGCATGTTGACAGGATCATAGTATTGATACACATCTGGTCTCATCACTTCAATGTTGCCCTGCTTTAAAAACTGTGCCAAACGATCCAAATCCTGTTTGGTCTCTTCCAGGATCCGATTGAACTTTGAGGGATTGGGGTGATTCAACAGTTGACTCACTTGATCAGGATCATAAGTGTCTCCCACTATCACTGACTCCAACGGATCGTATTCTGTGTATATCATTGTTTCAAATATTTCACATGCATGAATGCTTGTAGACTGCGTCTTTTAACATCTGGTGTCACAATTTTGGTCACAGCATGATAGAGATCTTCATTGTTGATTACGATTCTATTGCAGATGGGTTCCACATATTCACCTCTGTCAGCACCGTCTTTGCGGAACAAGAACAGACCACCATCCTTGAAGTCCCATGTTTCGTTCAAGAAAAATGTTACACCTATAAAATCTATTTCGTCTTTTTCCCAATCAAGGAATCTATCTTTGTGCCAAGTGCTCACATAAGGATATTTCATTTCATGATATCGCAGTGTTTGATCGTGTCCTGTGAGCAGTTCTTCTGTGAAGTAGCCTCGTTCCACCAGCAAGCCAAAAAAGAAATCTTTGATTTCCTTGTTGAGATAGAACAGATTACAATCATCTGTTTCGTGATGATCCATTTCATCATCGTATCTTTCAAAACGTCCATTGTGTTCAGCGATGTCTTTCTCTATCATCTGATTAACCAGGATCAACTGTTCTGCTGTTAAAAAATTATCTTTTATGATCATTGTACTTGTCCTTTCAACACAGCAAAATATTCTTCTGTGGCATTGATGGGTATGATAAAGAATTTGTGATCATCGCCTCTCTGTACATCAAACAGTGTGCCAAACTGTCCCACTATGTGGTATCCTGCCTGTTCAAATATTGTTTTTGCTGAGGTCACAATGTTGTGATGTTGCGACATCAATTGTTCTTGATGCAGTATGTCAATGTATTTAAGACAACTCAACACACCGGGCAAACTGTAATTGTATGTGAACCCGTGTTCCCAATCAAAATCATTTGGCAATACATCATCGATTTTTTTGTTGTACATGGTCACACTGAGAGGAAAAAATCCTCCTGTGATGGCTTTGCCCATGGTGAATATGTCGGGTTGAATCGGAGTGTTGCGCCAACCCACAAACGAACCTGTTTTGCCTCCGCCAATAAAAATATCGTCCACAATCACCACCACTCCCTGCTCCTGCAACTGTTTTATCTTGTTCCAAAAATCTTCTGTGTTGGGTCGCAACTGTTGTCCATAAGAACAGGTCTCCAACATCACGCACATCACTTGATTCCAATCCGTTTGAGTGATATCAAAATCTCTGCTCAATCGAATCACTTGATCATATGGTTTCATGGTGTAGAAAGGATCTGTGAACAGACTGTCTCCCATGTTGTAGTTCAAAAATGTGGATCCGTGATAACTGTTTTCAAAGCACACAATTTTGGTGCGTTGAGTTTGTCCTATAATTTTTTGATAAGCACTGGCAAGTTTCACAGCACCTTCGTTGGCATCTGAACCACTAAGAGCAAATATACTTTTGTAACCGGTCATATGAAACAGTGTGTCGCTTAACCGATAACTGGGTTCGTTGAGATACAAGTCTTCGTTTTTCACAATGCTTTCTGCTATTTCTGGTTTGACTCGAATATTGTCATACACATAATCCAAAATGTCATGTCTGTCAAATCCCAATGTGAAACAACCATAGTGTAACAATGGATCAATAATTTTCTTGTCATTGTTGACGATGCCATACTGCCAATGTGGTTTGGCCACATTGGTCAATCTTTGTACACCTGGTATGAGTCCTTTGATTGATTTCATAAAATTAGTTATTGTATATCAAACTCCAATTGATCGTATGTGATGTCATCAGAGTTTTTAAACTGCTTTTTGGATTCCAAACTGACTGTGATGGGCAGATCCATATCAACGAATGTTTGTAGCGAAATATTTTTTGTATCACCTTGATGAAAACTTTTATCAATTGTGTGTGTTTGATCATTGATTTTTAAAGTAATCTTGTATTCATCAGTTAATTTTTCACTGCCTTCTACAAAATTTTTTCTGTTGAAACGAGTTGTACATATTGAGCTATTACTGTCAAACACAAATCCAACTTCTGTTTTTTCTTTGATATCACCAAAAGAAATATCATAGATTAGATCCACTGTGTTGACACTGTTGGAATCGAATAATATTTGTTCATTCATCACTATGGGTAAATTTTCTTCAGCATCGTTAATATTTTCAAACACAACGACATCATTAATCATCACAGTAATATTATTTTTGTATTGATGTTTTTCCAAACTAAAATATTGTTTGTTGCTTTCTTTGGGACAACGTAAAGTAAAAATTTTATTCATGTTCTATACTGTCTTTAAATTTAACTATGGCTTCTTCGAAACTGAGATGATCTCCTGGCAATTTTAACAGCGTCAAAGACAGTGTCCATCTATCCTGTGTTGGATCTGGATTGTGAGTGTTGTGTAACTGACCAACATTCAATATGCTTGGTTTGTTTATCACTGCTTGGTGAACCAATTCAATATCTTTTTCGTCTGCACTGTAACACTTGTAACAATCAATGTCTGGTTCAATACCTGCTTGTTGAAAACTTTTATTCACTTCAGTAGCATCGTGATTGACTTCAATATATTCGCAACCTGTTTTTAATTTGTACCATCTGGTTGTGCTGGTGTCTGGACCCCAAGTGAAATTCAATTTACAGGCATCTCGCTGTCCTGGTGGAATCACAGTGTCATTGTGTATGGGAATTGCTCCGCCTTTTGGTTTGGTGTAAAATCCTTCGATCACATTAGAAATTTTCAAATTGTGCTGTGCTAGCCATTTGAACAATTCATCTGGCAGTTCATCTGGTTTCACATACATTATAAAATCATTCTCTAAACCTTCAGCAAAACATTTTGGTTTGGCAATGGTGAATGGCAGTTTGATGTATCTGTGATATATGTTGAAATTCATTGTGCAGATATTTATGGACTGCTGTTTTTGACGCTGTAAGGTATGGTTTTGGCGCTGATAGTCGCTTGTATATGATGCTGTGAGATGGCCCGTAAAACGACGTGTATGACGCTTTAAATAGCCTTTATTACACAGGATATACCACTCAATTTGCGTTATGTTTTTGCCCTGTTGGTATAATTAATTATGATGTCGAACGAAATACAGAACAAAACAATCAATCTGCGCCAATGGGAAGATGGCAACGAACCTCCATTCAACCCAGAGATGGATGTTGAAATCAGAGACTTTGTTGGAGTATTCAAAAAAGCATACACCAAAGAATGGTGTGATCAAGCCATAAAATATTTTGATGAAATGACCAAGATGGGTTTTGGAAGATCCATTCAAGAAATTTCAGGAGCACCAAGACATCTTAAAGACACACAAAATTTCAATACCACAAGATTGTATTCGCAAGGAGATAACTTATTGAGTATTGTAGGAGTGCCAGGTATTCAAAATAAATTTTTAGACACATTCTGGGCATGTTACAATGGAATTTACAGACATCAATTTTCATCATTACAAACAGAAGGTGCGCCACAAATGGTATACGAAATGAAAATTCAAAGAACAGCGCCTGGAGAAGGTTATCATGTTTGGCATTGGGAACAGAGCAGTAGATCCGATACCACAAGATTTATGGTGATACAAGTTTTCCTGAATGATGTTGAAGAAGGTGGTGAAACTGAATTTTTATATTATCCTAGAAGACTCAAAGCAGAAGCAGGCACACTATTAATATTTCCTGGCAATTACACGCACACCCACAGAGGTAACCAGCCTTTGTCAGGTCCCAAGTATACAATTAACACTTGGTTAGAATTCTAAGACTGGTTACTTGTTTTGATTTAGTTCAATTAATTTTCAAAGTTTTTTACTGCTTTTTCAACAATTTTTTCCAACTTGTTGTATATCCTAATAAAAAAATTTTTAATCGAAGATGTCACGAACGTGACTATTTGTTTGACTTTTTTCATTGCCTTGTCTCCCTTTGTTTAGTTTTTTAGTTTGCCTTATTCGCAAGTTATTTACATCAGTTTTTGTGAAATTTATCTGCTACTATTGTGACAAGAATTGTGAAACAACTTTTTCAGCAATAGTTTTATATTCTGATAACTCGCCTATTTCTTGGATGTGATATGCTTTTGTTCCATCATGATATGAACAACGAATCTGTATCATGCCTTTTTCGGGTCGAGCATCTGCTGTAACTCCGATGGCTGTGTGACAATCACCGCCTACCAATTCAAGCACATATCTCTCTGCCATTAATTCAATGGTAGGCCATTCCAGTATTTGTGGATTCCATATGTCTTTCATTTTAACATCATCACTTCTGACCTGCACAACCACTTTGCCTTGTCCTGCCGCAGGTAGCAATTCTGTTTCAGGCATTGGTGCGTGTTGAACTTGAATTCCTAATCTATCTATGGCACATTTTGCCATTATGATGCCATCTACTTCTTGGTTGTTAATTAAATCCAGTCTTGTTTGAATGTTGCCTCTGATTGGAACAAAACGCAAATCTTCTCTTTGATCCGCTAACATTTTTGCTCTGCGAGGTGCACTGGTCCCTATTCTATATCCTCTAGGTATTGAATCAAAATTTTCAAATGGTCCTACGAGAGCATCTCGTCGATCTCCCACATTCCACACACAGCCTAAAACTTCTGTGCCTTCTGTAACTTCTGTTGCCATGT